GCTTTTAGGCGTATTAGCAGAAGGCGAAACGCCTTCCGCCGAAACTTCGCAAGACGCTCTTAACGCCCTCAACCAAATGATCGACAGTTGGAACACGGAGCGGTTAGCCGTGTTTTCCACGCAGGACCAGGTTGAGACTTGGCCACCCGGCACAATTTCACGCACCTTTGGGCCGACCGGCGATATTGTGGGCGACCGGCCCATTCTTGTTGAAGACAGCACTTATTTCCGCGATCCGGCGTCTGGCATTTCTTACGGCCTTAAGCTGATCAATCAGCAGCAATACAACGGTATTGCAGTCAAGACCGTAACCAGCACATACCCGCAAGTGCTGTGGATTAACATGACGTACCCTAACATCGAAATGTACGTCTACCCGGTGCCGACCAAAGTGTTAGAGTTTCACATTGTGTCGGTCCAACCACTGACGCAACCCGCTAATCTGGCTACAACGCTGGCGTTTCCGCCCGGGTATTTAAGGTGTTTCCGCTATAACTTGGCTTGCGAAATCGCGCCTGAGTTTGGTGTTGAACCCTCTCCGCAGGTCCAGCGTATTGCCATGACCTCTAAACGCGACCTAAAGCGCATTAACAACCCTGACGACATCATGGCGCTCCCATACAGCATCGTTGGCACCCGCCAGCGGTTTAACATCTTCGCCGGCAATTATTGAGGTGACATCATGACCACCGTAGCCATATCACAACTTCCTGAAGCCACCACAACTTCCGGGACCGATGTTTATCCGTTGGTGCAAAGCAGCATTACCAAAAAGATCACGTTCACAAATCTGTTTGCCAACGCCACCGGCATTCCGATTATTGCAGGCACTACAGGAACGCTTTCGGTAGCCCGCGGCGGGACCGGGGCTACAGCGGCCACCGGCACAGGTAACGTGGTGTTGGCGACCAGCCCCACATTGACAACGCCTACATTTGTGACGCCAACATTAGGTGTCGCTTCAGCAACAACTATAAACAACGTAACTATTACTGCGCCGGGATCAACGTCTACTTTTACGCTTGGCTCAGGCAAAACCTTTACGGTCAACCATTCTTTAACTTTGGCCGGCACCGACGCGACCACCATGACGTTCCCGTCAACAAGCGCTACTATTGCGCGCACCGACGCGGCGCAGACGTTTACCGGAACGCAAACCTTTAGCGGCCCTATCGTCGGCGGCGCGCAATCCTTGTCCGGCGCCGGCGCAGTCAATATCACGCAATTGACCACCAAATTTACTTCTACTGCCACAGGCAACGCTTTGACGTTGGCGGACGGCGTGGAAGGCCAGATTAAGGTAATTGTGTACGTCGCCGAAGCCGCAGGCGGCGACACCGGCATTCTGACGCCTACCAACCTTGGCGCCGGCACAACTATCACGTTTAATGCTGTCGGCGACGCCTGTATTCTTCAGTTCCTTGGCACTGATTGGTGGGCCGTGTCGCTTCGCGGCGCCGTGCTGGCGTAATTTATGAAAACGCCGATCCTTGGCTCAACTTATGTGGCCCGCAGCGTCAACGCTGCGGACAGCCGCATGGTCAACCTTTTTCCGGAACTCGTACCGGAAGGCGGCAAAGAGCCGGCGTTTCTTCAACGGGCGCCAGGTCTGCGTCTTCTGGCCACAATAGGCACCGGACCGATCCGCGGTCTGTGGCAGTTTGGCGGGTTCGGGTACGCCGTGTCAGGCAACACGCTATATAAGATCACGACCGCGTGGACCGCGACAACGCTGGGCACGATAGCGGGCACCGGACCGGTGTCCATGTCTGACAATGGTACGCAGTTGTTCGTGGCCGCCAATGGGCCGAGCTACATTTACAATGCCAACACCAATGTGTTTGCGCAAATCACAGACGAAGATTTTCCCGGCGCAGTCACTGTTGGGTATATCGACGGGTATTTTGTTTTTAACGAACCCAACAGCCAAAAAGTGTGGGTAACAAGCCTGTTGGATGGTTTGTCAGTTGATCCGTTGGACTTTGCCAGCGCGGAAGGTTCGCCTGACGGGCTTGTGTCGCTTACAGTCAGCAACCGCGAAATTTGGCTGTTCGGCACCAACTCTACCGAAGTTTGGTATGACGCTGGCACCGCCGATTTTCCTCTTCAGCGCATCCAAGGCGCGTCAAATGAACTCGGCTGCACGGCGCCCTATTCGGTTGCCAAGATGGACAACACCGTGTTTTGGCTGGGCGCCGACGCTCGCGGGCGCGGGATGGTGTACCGGGCCAACGGTTACGTCGGGCAGCGCATCTCGACCCACGCGGTTGAATGGCACATCCAGCAGTACGGCAATCTGTCTGACGCTATCGGTTACACATACCAGCAGGACGGCCATTCGTTCTATGTGCTGATCTTTCCACAAGCCAATACGACGTGGGTATACGACCTTGCCACACAAGCCTGGCACGAGCGGGCTGGATGGGACAACGGCGAGTTTACCCGCCATCGCAGCAACTGTCAGATGGCGTTCAACAACGAGATTGTCGTCGGCGATTTTGAAAACGGCAACATTTACGCTTTTGATCTAGACGTGTACGCCGACAATGGTGATATTCAACGCTGGCTGCGGTCGTGGCGGGCGTTGCCGCCGGGCCAAAACACGCTGCTCCGTACGACGCACCACAGCTTGCAATTGGATTGCGAGACAGGCGTGGGGCTTGCGCAATACCCCGCCTATGACGCGGAAGATTTAATTGCGGAGAACGGCGATCTTTTGATAGCTGAATATGTGCAAAATGACATTACTACCGAAAGCGGCGAAGAGTTGACGACCGAAGCTGGCGATGGATTTGAACTTATCGCCGATACGCCCGATTACCCCATTCCGTTTGTGCCGCCAATGTACTTGACCACAACCAGTTACCCGGCGGCCCCCGGCTACAATCCTCAAGTCATGATGCGTTGGTCGGACGACGGCGGCCATACTTGGTCTAACGAACATTGGACCTCTATTGGCCTTATAGGTAATTACGGCAAACGCGCCTTTTGGCGCCGGCTAGGAATGACGCTTAAAATCCGCGACCGCGTGTACGAGGTGTCTGGCACCGACGCGGTAAAAATTGCCATTATGGGCGCTGAATTGCGCGCTAGCTTGACCAATGCCTAGCCCTCCTAACGTCACCAATATCCCGGCGCCGCGCGTCCCTATTATTGACGAGCGCACTGGGTTATTGTCACGCGAATGGTACCGGTTTTTCTTTAATCTGTTTAACTTGACCGGCGGCGGCGGCAACTTTACCTCGCTGCAAGATGTTCAAGTAGGGCCGCCGGAAGCTACAGACGCGCAGTTTGAATCGTCGCGGATTGTCGCCGGGCTGTTGACGGCGCCTGACGGGTCGGCACAAGAGTCGCAGATTGCCGTGTTGCAGAGCCAGGTGCAAGGACTTTCTCTTGCGCCCCCGCTTACGCCGCAGGCGCCTAACCCTGTCTTTGGGGCGTTTTACAGCACCGTAAACCAGCCCGACGGCTCTACCACAACGGCATATCCGCTGGTCTACGACACGATCCAAATAGAGCGGAACGTCGAGTTGCAAAACCGCACGGCGACGTTCACCGCGTCCATCGGCCCTACCAGCACCACCATGACCGTGACCGCGGTCAGCGCAGGCCCTATATACCCCGGCATGGTCCTTACCGGCACGGGCGTCACGGCTGGCACCTACATCGTGTCGCAGACGACCGGCACGGACGGCAGCACGGGAACGTACGTTGTCAGCGCGTCGCAGACCGTAGCGTCCACGACCATTACCGGGACGTGCAAATCTAAGATTTTTGTGCATGAGGCGGGCACTTACAACGTCCAGTTCAGCATCCAGTTTGTCAACACTGACAACAGCATTCACGACACGGACGTGTGGATGCGAAAGAACGGCACAAATGTGGCCGACACCAACAGCCAGTTCTCGGTGCCTAACCGTCATGGCGGCGTAAACGGACACTTGATTGGGGCGCTAAATCTGTTTGTGGAATTAGCGCCAAACGACTATGTTGAGTTGATGTGGGCGACCACTAACTCGGCTACTACAGTCCAATACATCGGCCCGCAGACCGGGCCTGTTCGTCCGGCAGCGCCGTCTGTCATTGTAACAGTATCTTTGGCCTCCGTGCCGTCGAACCAAGGGGTGTAACATGGCCGTTACCGTAACCGTTCTGATCCCGGCCAAGACCGCCGAAGCCACGCAGACGACGCAGTACACCTCGACCGGCGTGACGACCATCATCGACAAGTTTACAGCGACCAATTACAGCGCCGCCGCCGCGACGATCAGCGTCAATCTGGTCACGGCCGCCGGGTCCGCCGGCAACGACAACCTGATCGTCAAGACCAAGACGTTGCAGGCCGGCGAGACATACACCTTCCCCGAGATTGTGGGCCAAGTGTTGTCTCCTAGCGGGTTCATCTCGACGATTGCCGGCACCGCGTCGGCGATCAACATGCGCGCCAGCGGGCGCCAGGTGACGCAGTGAAGCATTTTCTCTGCGTAGCCGAACACGTCGACGTTACGCCGGTACTGCGCGAATTGGCGGTGCAGCCCGAACTATGGGACCAGAACACCCTTCGGACTACCCATCCAGAAACCGCCCACAGTGCAGTGAACGACATCTGGCTGTGGTTTAACGAGGTGTCCGACAATCTTTCCGCCGTTACCAACGACATCCAGACGCGCTCCTATCCTGCATGGACGGCGCTGCCGTCGCTGCGCCGGCTGGTGCTGGACCTAATTCGCCGCGTTGATGGAGTTCAGTTGGGCCGCGTGGTCGTCACCAAGCTGCCGTCAGGCGCCATCATATACCCGCATGTCGACCGCGGCACGGCAGCCGAATTTTACACCCGGTATCAAATTGCGTTACAATCCCGCCCCGGCGCGCTGTTTCACTGCGAAGACGAAACCGTCAACTTTCGCCCTGGCGAAGTTTGGTGGGTCAACACTCGCGTGACACATTCCGTCGTAAACAACAGCGACGATGACAGGATTGTCTGCATCGTAGATATTCGGAGCGGCTGACGTGATTACGGCGCAAGTTGAACCTTGGAGCGAGTTCCTTGTTGACGCAGTAGAACTCTTTCCCGCGCATTGGGAAGAGTTGGCGCTGAACAAGGACAAGGTGCCGCTGTCCATGCGGTACGACGTGTACGCGGCCAGCGAGGCCGCCGGCGAACTCCTTGTCGTGACGCTGCGGCAAGACGCGCGGCTGGTCGGGTATTTCGTCGGTTTTGTCCTTCCCGGTCTGCATTACAGCACTTGCCTGACCCTTCAGATGGACATCTTCTGGACCCACCCTAACATCCGCGGGCGCATGGAAGGCGTAAAGCTTTTTCGGGCGGTAGAAACCGAGGCCAAACGCCGAGGCGTCCAGCGCATGTTTTTTGGGTCCAAACTGCACAAAGACGCTTCTAGGCTGTTTGAGTATTTGAAAATGCAGCCCGTTGAGGTGTATTACACCAAGTGGATTGGAGACTGACGCCATGGTCGGAGCAGCAGCTATTGTAGGTGGCGCCGCCTTAATCGGCACAGCCGGGTCCATGTACGCGGCAGACAAAGCGGCAGGAGCGCAGAAAAGAGCCGCACGTGACGCCGCGGCGGCGCAAGAACAAGCATACGCCCGGCAAGAAGAGTTACAAGAGCCGTTTCGCCAAGCCGGTTTGACCGCGCAAAACAGGCTGATGGATTATTTGGCCCTAAGCGAAAATAAAACCGCGCCCGGTTATGGTAAATACGCCCGCGACTTTAGCATGGCCGATTTTGAGGCCGACCCCGGCTACGGGTTCCGCATAAGCGAAGGTATGAAGGCGCTGGAACGGTCGGCGGCGGCGCGCGGCGGTTTGCTGTCGGGCGCCACGCTTAAAGGTATCCAGCGGTTTGGGCAGGACACGGCGTCAGCAGAATACCTGAACGCCTTCAACCGCTATCAGGCCAATCGCGCCAATCAACTTAATCCTCTGCAAAGTCTTATGGGTGCGGGCCAAACCAGCACCAATGTGTTGACCGGGGCGGCGGGGCAAACCGGGCAAGGTATGGCTAACACTGCAATGGCCGGCGGCCAAGCCCGCGCGTCGGGCTACGCCAACATGGCCAGCGCGCTGAACCAGGGCCTTAGCACCGGCGCCAATCTGTACATGCAGGGGCAGTATCTCGGCGGGGTAAACGAGCTTAACGCAGCTAGAACTGCGTATTACAACCGCCAGGTGTAAGGAGATAGCGCATGTCCGGTTTCTTCCCTCCTTTGCCTGAACTCCGGCCTTTTCAGGCTCCTAACCTTGTAGCAATGTCCAACGCGATGCAGGAGCAATCGCTAAACGCGATGCGCGAACAGCAGTTAATGGGCGCTGAGCGAGAGCGGGGCAATATCCGCCGGCTAATGTCTTCGCCAGATTTTGATATATCATCTCCCGACGCGCCTAACCGTTTGTTGGCGGTCGCGCCAACGACAGGAGCAGCGGCGTATCAAGCGTTGACTGCGGGTCTAAACCAGCGCCGTCAGGCTCAAACAGCAGATGTTGAACGCGCGCTTAAATACACTCAAATGTATCGGAATGAAATACCCGGTTTAACCGCCGCGACATATCCAGATTTTTATGCCCGCGCTACTCGGGACGCGCCTGGGTGGGCGAACCTGCTACCGCGCGAATACGACCGGGCGCGCTTAGAAGAAATTATGCTAACGGCCGATCAATCGCTTGCGGAATGGGAAAAAATCGAAATTGAAGGTATGCCGTTCCGCGTAAACCGGCGCCTCGGTTTGATTACCCCATACACCGAAGCCCCGCCCCGAGGCGCCGCGCCCAGTGCGGCGCCGATGGCTACACCTATGTCGGCCCCGGCAGCGCCGGGCGCAGCCGCTGGCAACACTATCCCGCTGTCCGCGCCCGCGACAGGTGCCGCCCCCGTCCCCACGTCGCGGTCCACGAACATTTCTACCATTCTGCCCGCCATAGACCGCGGTGAAGGCCGCGGGGCTAACCCGGCGTCGTCGGCGCGGGGTCAATTCCAGTTCATCGACCCCACGTTTATCGACGAGTTTAAGCGCAATTTCCCTGACATCGCGCGCGGGTTGAGCAATTCTCAAATTTTGTCCTACCGCAATTCCACGTTGCCAGACGGTCGCCCCATCGAAGAATTTCTGGGCGAGGCGCATACCAACCGCAACGCATCGGTTTTAACCCGAGCGGGCTTTGAGCCTAACGGCGCCAACCTCTATCTGGCGCATTTCGCTGGCATTGGTGGCGCGCGGTCGCTGCTGTCTGCCAATCCTAACGCGCCTGTAGAAAGCGTGTTGTCTAAAGACGCAATCGACGCCAACCCGTTTTTGAAGGGCAAGACCGTCGGCCAAATTCTCCAATGGGCGGGCGACACGGTAGACTACGGCCCCGGCGCTGCCCGGCGCCGTCTGCTTGCCATGGGCGCACCGGACAACCGCGTAGAGCCTGGCGCGGCGCTTACGTCGCCGGTGCTTCAAACGCCGTTGACCAACGCCATGACAGCCACGCCGGTGTCCAACGCGTTTGTCAAGCCGTCCACGGGCGGCGGCATGAAGGCTGACGCCTTCCTCGACGACGCAACCTTGGCCAGCAACCCCTTGGCCATGCCTGTGTCTGACGTGCGCCCGGCGGCACCTGGCCTGCCGCGGAGCATTGCCGAAGCCCGCGATATGCGTCTCCGGCGCGAGGAAGAACAAGCGCGGGCGCGGCAGCGCGGTACAGAGGCCGCCAAATCGGAAAAAGAACGCGAAGACAGCGTACGCAACATCGACAGCGCGATGGACATCATTAACGGTATTACAGGGCGCGACCCTAACACCGGCGTCAGTACTTTAGGTCGCGCCACCGGCGGCGGCATAAACGCGTTAATAGACCGTCTTGCGGCGCTGTTTAATAAAGAAACAAGCGGCTCTGAAGCCGCAGCAAGGCTAGAAACGGCGCAAGCACGGCTTTCGTCTCTGTTGCCGCGTATGCGGGGCGACCTGAACAAAGCCGAGTTTGATTCTTTGCAAGCGCAGGCCGCTAAGATAGGCGACCGCAGCCTTACAAATAAATCCCGCGCCGCCGCGCTTGTAGAGTTGACGCAAGACCTAACGCGTATTCGTGAGCGGCTGTCTGGCCAACGTGGTTCCGCAGGTGGGGGCGCCCCGGCAGCGCCGGCGCCCGGTACTGTTCAAGACGGTTACCGCTTTAAAGGCGGCGACCCAAGCAACGCACAGAACTGGGAGCGCATGTAATGGCTGGACCTTGGGAACGCTACGCTGCGCCGCCGGCGGCTGAAGCTGCACCTGAAGGGCCTTGGTCGCGGTACGCGGCGCCGGTTCGCCCTGCGCCCTCCGCGCCTAGCGACGCTATTCCCGGTCCACGCCAATACGCTGCGGGCGAAGTGCCCGGTGAAGCGGTCAGCAACCTGCCGAGCAGCGCCGGCCGGTTTTACGGCAGCGTTGTTGAAGCTGTCACCAGCCCGGTTGAAACCGCAAAAAGTCTGGCCCAGCTAGGACTTGGCGCCATGCGTAGGGCCAACCCTTTGCTGGCCCGCGCAAGCGACGCGCTGTACAAACCGGAATTTGCAAGTCAGTCCGACGCGGCGTTTAAAGCGGCTACCGATATGTACGCAGAACGGTACGGGTCTTGGGAAGCCGCGAAGCGCACCATTGCCGAAGACCCGGTGGGGTTTTTGGCCGACGTGTCTACGATCTTCGGCGGCGGGGCTGCCGCTGCGCGAGGTGCTGGCGCAACGCGTACCGCGCGGGTGTTGCAGGGGGCGGAAACTGCCACCAACCCTTTGACACCTGTTATAGCACCCATTCAAGCGTTGGGCCGCGGCGCTGGCGCTGGCGCGGCGCGTGTGTACCAATCAACCGATCCTGAATCGGCCTTTTACCGTTCCATTTCAGAGGGCCGCGAACCGCAGCTTATCGCTGAAATGCGCGGCCAAGGCTTAGGCGCGGTCGTGCCCGGCGTGCCTGGCGTTGAATTGACCCCGGCGCAGCGGGCCGCGCAAGCTGGGGCGTCACGTTTTGCGGCTACCGCTGACATAGCGACCGAAAAACGGTTCCCTTCTAGTGTGGCCGAGATTGAAGCGGCGCAAGACGCGGCGCGTATGTCGTACATGCGTCAGTTGAGCGAAGCGCCGCCTGACGTTTTACGCGGGCGCCCCGGCGCGGTCGAAACGGCCAGCGAGGCGCGCGCTAGGCAGACAGGCCCAATGTTTGAGCGGGCGCGGGCCACAACAGTGCCCGCCGACGACACCATACGCGAACTGCTTAACACGCCTTCTGGCCGGCAAGCATTGTCCCGCGCGGAACAAATCGCGCAAGATTTGCGGGAACCGTTTACTTTGCGACCGCCGGAGCCTACGCCGCCGTCGGGGTTATTGACCGCCGAAGGGCGGCCGATGCCGCGCGCGCCAGAGCCGCCGCAGCAATACTCAGTGCGAGATTTGGAATACGTAAAGCGCGGGCTTGATAAGGCCATTAAAGACGCCGAAAACCCCATGACGGGGATAGGCGCCGCGGATTTACGCGCGCTAGAAAAACTACGGTCGGATTTTCTTAGCTGGCTTAACAAGACCTCAACGGAATCTGCGGAGGCCCGCCAAGCGTTTGCAGACGCCAGTAAAGGTATTGACCGGCTTAAGGTGGCGCAAGAACTAGAATCAAACTTAAGATCGGCACTTACTGGCGGCCCTGAACGCGCTGCGAATTTTGCTCGCGCGGTTGAAAACGCGCCGGAAACCATGCGCCGCGCTACGGGTGACGGGCGTTACGCCTATCTTACTGAACTTTTTGGTTCTGACACCAAAGTCATAAACGACATCCTCCGCGACCTTAACCGTCAGGAACAGGCGAATAGGCTTATATCGCGTGGGCGGGCGTCGGTACCGGACATGGAGCGGCTGTTTACCGCGGTTTCCCCTGCGACTGTGCCGCCATTTTTTGACCGCGTGTTTACCATCGCCCGAACCATTTTGAACAAGTTTGAAGGCAAGCTAAATCAGGAAATGGCGCTTAAAATCGCCGAAGACCTCATGGACCCGGCTAAGACAGCCGCTGCGTTGGAGCGCGCGCAAACTTTTGCGGCGCGGCAGCAGCAGGTTGGCGCGGCGGCGCGGCGCCCGTTTGAGGCTACAGCGCAAGGTTTGCGGTCCCCCGCCGCGCGCGTAGCGCCTCAGATAGCAAACGCAATGGCGCCCCCACCACCGCAACAGCAAGACCCTATCGCTAACATGTTCGCCCCTTATTTTAATCGCTAGAGGTTGCCCATGACGCAAGACTTGTACAACATCATCGTGGGTATTGCCGGCGCCGCGATTGGTTGGATGATGAAAGTGGTGTGGGAGAGCGTCAGGGCGCTGCAAACCGACATGAAGGCCATTGAGCGCGAACTGCATACAAGCTACGTCAGCAAGGACGATTACA